CTAAGACAATTCTGTTAGTGTTACCTTCGGCCACAGTTGCCAAATGTGTGGCTGTGTATTGCCCAGCGGTGAATCCCTGCATAACTGCTTGTGAATTTAACGTTGCGAATTCAACCCTGAACAAAGTTTGCAGGACATCGATAACGTGGGTATCTAACTGTTGGTACCCTTTTGCCCCATCGACATTATTGTTACGAGCGTAAGTCCTAAAGTCAACGATGTTTTTATTAATTAGCGGGTACAAGTCGGGCTTTGATTCTAGCTTATTACCAACTCCCAGAGATGCCTTGTGCTTTCCTACGTCGATATAGGGCAATTCCTTGCCGTTCGTAAAGTCCCAAAAGCACCACGGACGATAAAAGCCAGGTCTTTTTGTCCCACAAACTTGCACGGTTTTAAGTCCTGCACTGTCTGTTTTCCGGATGTAGAATTTGGGTATACGTATAAACACATTCCCCAAATCGTCCGTTACCTCGTGGATGGCTTTAAATAAGGGTATGTTGTCAAAATCGTTTTGGACTACTCCATTGCCTATCCCTGCGTTAGCGACTAATCCGAGGGCTGAATCCGTGCGAGTTAGTATCGGGGATGCTGTTTTATCCCATGATACCCCATACACATCATGCACTATCACATCGCTTGCTACGGCAAATTGTTTGCGAAATAAGTCACGCTGTAGCATTACCTACTCACCACCGTTACTATTGATTCCTGCACGTAGAAAATACTAATTGAACCAGTTTGCCAAGCAGATCCAAAGCCCGAAGCGTTGTGCAGGGCTGACCATCTGTACGTACCCGAGCATATCCAGACTCTACATACACTTCTATTTGGGATGCACCTTCGGCTCTGGCATATGTCTTTGCAGTTGTGGCTATTTGTGAATCTTGAGAAGAAGATACTTCGGGTTTACATGCTTGTATTTCGACGGGTATATTCGCTAAACTTCCAGTAATCGAAACTGGCTGTGCTGCAGCCCCAAAACTCACTACATTCTGTCCGGCAGTCTGGTCAATCCCAAACTTACCGGCTATTACCGAGCTGGCAGCCAGGATCGCAGTTACCTGCAATTTACCATCCACGGACTGCAGTGCAACAACCTGCTTGTTCCCCTCAACGTCGAGTACCGGATCTCCGGTCGCATCCACGAGCAATGTGTAGAGTTGCGATTTACCGATCGGTTGCCGTGGCTGCGAGACCATGAGTTTGCTTTCCTTTTCGAGTTCCATTGTGATCGCCCCTTTCTTTGCATAAAAAATAAGCCTTATACGGCTTTTGGATAATGCTAGCGAGTTCTGCTACTTTCTAACCGTCCTGCACTAAACATGTAGTGCTTATACAATAATAGTAATTTGTACCATCAGTATAAAAACTGCCTGATACCCCAGGAAAACTGCTATACATAGGTAGTTGAGCATACCCAGTTGTAGCGCTTCCATTAAGTATCCAAAGAGGTGTTAATATTGCCGCACCTGAAGGAGTTAATGGTGCATAGCCAAGGCGACTAATAATGCATGCTACGTCAGTGTTGTAATAATACACAAAATTATTTCCTAGGCCACAATAAACATGTCCATCACTACCTTTTAGATACCAGATCCAATTGCCTGTACCTGATTGATTTATATTACTACCAAAAGAGTTAGGCCCATACACAAATTTAAGAGCAAAGTTCTGTAACACAATACTTGCGGTAGAAGGTAAATAGGCGCTATTTGCAATATTTCTAATGCCAATGTAGGCAACAGTTGTACCAACGGCATCCAGCCTTAAATAATGAGAACAATCGCCAAAAGAAAGCACTACAACTCTTGGAGTACTTGTAGGCGCGGTAGGATTATTGTCAGACACGACTGATACGAATGGAACATTAGCTACAATCGCATTTTTAACTTGCCCTACAAGATCGTTAATTTGAGAATAATCTATCGAAGTTAAATCTGAATACATAGTGCCTTGATACAAACCCATGAAAATCTCTCCCTTCTCTCCTACGCAAGTGTTAAGGTTCTTACGATAGGAACTGTCTTAACGGTTGTAAAAGTATTGCCAGTAAGAGCTAAATTCTTTGTTATCGGAACAACCCTTACAAAAGTGAAAGTATTAAGTACACCGCTACCACCTCCTTCACCCGAGGAATGTAAATTTGTTGTACCATCCGGGTGAATATACGCAAAGGGTACTCCAGAGTTATCGTTCTTGTAGAAGTACACACCGCCATCCTCTAGAGCTTGAATATACCCGCCGCCAGTCGGCCCACCTGGCTTGAGTCGTATTGATGCTTGTTGCCCAGTAGCTGCGCTTGTGTCGTAGGCTGTATCTATTTTCCCACCGTAATTCCCGATATCAAGAACTGCTTCATCACCTATGCCTACGATCTTACCAGCTTTTATAGTTACACCTTCAAGCAATAGACCTTTGACTTGGTCTGCAACTAAAATACCCGTATAGACATAATTGGCTCCAATTTTAGTAAAGCCATTACCAAGTAAGGCTCCCGATGTATTGTCAGCATTTGTGGGAGCGAAGTCTGGTAAATCTCCAATGTTATCCCAAGACAAAACTACGCTTGGGGCAAAGGTAACCTGATCAGTTGCACCGTCGTAGACAATCTTGCCTCCGATGTTGAGAACTTCGTCGTCAATCCCAATGCTTAGCTTTCCTGTTTTACTTGTGATCGTACCTGTCTTAATTAAGCTCGCTGTCAGTGTCCCTGTGTCCATAAAATCCGCAACTATGTGCCCATCTGCCGTGATGGCCGTCCTAAATGGTCCATTGTATCCGGTGCCCGAGTATCCAAGCCCACCTTGGTTCCATCGCCATACTTTAACTGCTGTGAGCACGTCCTCAGTATCCATGATAAGCAGTTCACCGTTTCGCTTAATCACATATCCGCCAAGGGCATTGTTTATTTGTGCTGTGGCGTTGTCGATTGCCTGTTGTAGATCCGTTTTGTCCTGGACTTGTTGATTGCTTATTGTATTTATCGCTGTGTTTATACTTGATGCGAGGTTGGGCTTAAAGCTGCCAAGTTCTACCTCTTCGATCCGATTCGTAAGTAGGTTTTTCTTGATGCGAATAACCTTTGCTTTGATATCGATATTAAGCTTTGTGTGCCGGATCGTCACAGTATCACCCATGTAGACGGTTTCGAGGATTGAGTAATGCTTATATTCCACGGTTTTGGTAAGCTCGATGAAATCGACCGCGTAATTAACCATAGGCTTTTCGTTTGCGGCAAGATAGGATTGTCCGGCAGACCTTAACGCCGCCTCTGTCTCGCAGTCCGAAAACTCAATCGACTTCACAATGGGGTGCGGGTAGCTACCGATCAGGACACTGTCAAGGTATTTTTCCGGCAGCAACAAACCGTCTTTCCCAATTGGCAGTATCCTAGTGCATACCGAGTCCATATTGAGCGTTTCCTCAATGCCAATTACATTCTTGCCATAGGATACAAGGACATCTCTATCCACGCCACGCGCAGCGTATAGTCTAATTGTAAAGTTATCCCGTACTAACTCCCCACCATACCTACTAATAACCCCGCCGCTGCCCATGATAGCCTCGACGGGGTTTTGCTTATCTACCTCGTAGGTGTTAGCTGTATCAATGTCAGACATCGACGTGTAACCGTGAGCATATTGAGTATTTGAGAGTATGGCTCCCATCGCCCCGCCAGCGTTCAGACTCCCAATGGTTGCACTCTCTACGAAGTTGGCGAGTAGATCATAGAATATGTGTCGAGCATTGACTCTAATTCCAGAGAGGATTTTTCGCTTATGATAGATTCGGTATAGCTGCCCGTCAGTCTTTAGGATATTGCCCTCGACTAGATATTGCCATTTACCACGGGCATCGATGGGGTATTCCAATTCAAGCTCGAGTTTACCGTTTAGCTCCTCATCGACAAAGGCGACCTTGCAATCACTTAGGACCACGAGGCCGTTATGGTTAAAGTTTGTCTCGTTTGAATCGTAGAGATTAATCATTAGATCCACCGCCAATTTGGTGTTACCTCTACCGACGTAACTGTTCCCGTCCAGCTTATTGCGTTGTCACCAGGAACCAAGACAGGGAAATCACCGAGCATCTTGCTATTCTGTAAGACCGTGTTCTTGTACGCGTCCTTGAGCACGCTGTCGATAGTTATAGATCCATCAACGCTAGTTAGTACTACGTTGACACCATTAATTGTTAAGGTTATATTTCCGGAGCCGTTTACGACGATGATCGGCTCACTATTTGCGGTGCCTGGATTAGTTACATTGCCACTACTTACTAGGGTTACTGGAATATTAGGTATGGCATACTTAAATGGTTTGCATCGAAAGTTGACTAAAAACTGTCCAAACACCTTAAGTTCCTGTGAGATATCGAACTGATCCGAAACGTGCGCGACATAATACTTATCGGCTTGATTTCCGAGAATTAGCGCACCTTCTCCGCTGTTTAACCAAGCCTTTATTACGTCTGCTTTATTCGATACGTTTTCATCCTTAAAGGCGCATTGGATGGGGATGATAATGTCTTTGTGCGTTGCATCATCTACCTTTAGGCTTCCACTTCTCCCAGGCACCTCAATATAATCGATATTTCGCTGCGGTTTAGGGATAGGAGGGCGCTTCTCGACCAAAATCCCATAGTCAGTAAAGCTGTCTTTACCAAGAAAATTAAAGCTGAACAATTACCTCCCTCCCTTCGCCGCTACTGCTTGCAGGTAATAAAAGCCGAGCTTGTTGGCTAGTTCTTGGATATCCATGTCGTTGGCGATTACTACTTGATCAGCGTGTAGTAAGGCACCGATTGAGCTACCCCCTGAAGATCCTGCTGTTCCGGATCCACTCGCGCCACCACCATAACCATTATTATCAATATCTGGTATCGCGGCGCCAGCCAAGGCATCCGCTTGCCGCGAAACTTCGCCAACCGTGTTAGCTATTCCGAGCGCAAGGCCTTCACTGACCCCCTCCCCTATCCTCATCATCACCTTGGATGGAGAATTTATCTCAAGCGCACCGCGTATTTTGCTCTTAATCGTTTCCGCTAAACCTCCGACAACTTCACCGACATTTTCAATCATAGACTTGATGCCATCAACAAGACCCTGGACAATATTTTCGCCATAACTGAACATCCTTGACGGTAGATCAATTATCCAGTCTAAGGCCCCCTGAATACCTTCAATAATCGATTCCTTGACCTGTGGAACTGTTGTTGTTACTCCATCTTTCATGGACGTAAACATATCCACCGCGTACTGCTTTAGTCTTGCGGGGAGAGTCGTAAACCATACGAGGATTGACTCCCATGTACTTTTTATTGTGTCAATAAGAGTTGTTGTTGTGGTAATAATCGTGGTCTTAAACCCTTCCCATGCCTCTGCTGCCGTGGTTTTAATGGTTTCCCAGAGTGTAGCGAAGTAGTTTTTCACGTCCTCCCACGCTGTTTTTAGTGTGACAGTTATAGTATCCCATGCAAGTGCAAGTAAGTTTTTGATAGCATCTAGTGCAATCAAAAAACCCTGCTTGATGCCTTCCCATATTCGACCGAATGCATCTTTGAGGTTATTCCAAATTGCCTGCGCGTCAGTGGATAACCCCTCGAAATCGCCTGTTACTAGGTCTACTATTAATAAGAGGGCTCCGAGGAATATGTTTTTAATAATATCCCAGATATTCGAGAAGTAGTTTTTGATCCCCTCGAATATTGGAGTTATGGATTCGCCCATACCAGTGAACATGCCTAATGCGCTAGAAACAAAAGAGGTTATCGTGGAGGTTATACCGGATACTATCGCGTTCCACGCTGAACCGGCTGTGTTTTTTATGCCTTCCCACGCAGCAGAGAGCCCATCGGTAATAGCTGTCCATGCATCGCTTAATGCCTGCTTAATGCCATTCCAAGCAGCTGACATTGTGGCGGCTATACCATTCCAAAGATTGCCGAAAAAATCCTTTATAGGCTCCCAATTTTTATAAACGACTAACGCTAATGCTGCTAAGCCAGCAATAACGGCAATGGCAATTCCGATTGGCCCTGTAATCACCGCTATGGCCGAGCCTATAGCCGGAAAAGCTGTTGTTAGTATCCCTATTCCGGTTGCTCCACCGGCCATGGCAAGACTCATTGCACCAAGTCCTCCGATTATACTGCCAATAATTGAGATAATAGGTCCTATGATCATTAGCAATGGACCCATTGCAGCGGCAATGCCTACGATTGCAAGAGCAGCCTTTTGCCCCGCTGGTGACAAATCGGTAAACCAATTAGCCATCTCTTTAATTGCAGGCACAATAGTATTTTTTATAATTTCAGCTAAGGGCAATAGCGCTGGTCCAATGGCCGCTTGGAGTTCGCGCATGGCCGATGTTAAGGCCGTACCAGGGTTGTTATCGTCCATAGCTTTGGCCGCTGAATCTGTGGCCCCTTTGAATTCTCCAATGCCTTTTATGCCATCAGCCATGGCAATAATAACCTTCGCCCGCACGTCCTCCCATTGGGTACCGAAAAGAGCGGTACCGGCTGCGTTTTGCGCCATAGGATCTTCCATTGAAGCCAATGCAGCAACGGTAGCCATAAAAGCTTTTTGGCCGTCTTCGCCACCCTTTGCCATGGATGAGCCCATCTTCTCGGCATCTAATCCGATTGCAGCAAACCCTTCAGCAGTGGCCTTTGAACCGTCGGATGCACGGATATTAAACTCTTTCATCGCGTCCCCGACTTTGTCTAGGGAGAACGACCCTGCTTGTGCCCCAGCTATTAATATTCCCATGGCTTGGTCAGCGGAAAGCCCCATGCTTACGAATTGAGATGCATACTCATTCAATGTATCTAATAACTCGCCGCTATAGTCTCCGCCCTTTTGGAATCCAACAGTTATCAGATCAAGTGCGTCCTGTCCGGAGATGCCAAAGTTTTTCATCATGGTCCCGGCTGCCTTTGTGTTGTCCGCTACTTCCGAGCCAAACACATCGGCAATGGTCATGGCTCCTTCGGTAACTGCCTTGAGTTCACTATCGGCTAATCCGGCCATATTTTTCTTGACTGTGTCTACAGCCTCATTGACCTCTTCAATGTTCTCCCCGAAGCCATCAACCCAGACTTCTTTTGCAACTTCTCCTAGCTTTTCAGCTTCTTCGGCTGTTATTCCGAGGGATGCTTGCAGTTTACTCTGCGCGTTTTGAGCGTCAATGGCACCCTTGAGCATTAACCCGCCGGCCGCGACAATCGGCGCAGAGATCGCGACAGACATTTTCTCTCCTGCACCTTTTACTTTTTCACCGACGTTCTTAAGTTTATCAGCGTTACTTTCGGCGGCGTCTCCAAGGCTATCGAGTTCATCGACTGTGCCGGCAATCTGGTTTTCAAAACTCCTGAGTTGTTGCTCTGTGGCGGCGATTTCTCTAGAAAATGCGCGATAAGCCCCGGCCGATATTTCACCCCTAGCAAACTGCTCGTTGACTTGCTCCTGTGCTGCGCGTAGACGATTTAACTTCTCAGAGGTGTTTGCCACGGCATCAGTAAGTAATTGCTGTTTTTGGGCAAGGAGTTCTGTATTTGTCGGATCTAGCCTTAAAAGGCGTTCTACCTGTTTAAGTTCTGATTGGATACCGCGACTTGCCTTATTTACGTCCGCCAGGGCTGATGTGAGACCGGTTGTTTCAGCTCCAATGACCACGCTAATCCCCTTGATAGTTTCTCCTGCGATGACGTTCACCCCCTTTTAGGCATAAGAAAAGCACCCAGATATCAAGGTGCTTTGCTTGTGTCTAAATTAATGCCCGAGAGGGCCTAACGACCCTCTCGATTAGTTAGCGTAGAATGCGTTTATATCTTTCTGATTAGCTTTGCGCGGCTTATTATTAGATTTCCCCAGGTAAACCCCAGCATAATCAAAAAGGTCACTTACTCGGAAGAGGTTAATCTCATCGAATGAGAGTCCGGATCGCTTACCAATTGCCAATATTTCCAAATCTAAACGTTCAGGATCTCGATTACTTTTTGATTTGGAATCCTTTTTTACCTCTACGAAAGAAACCATCCGCAGCTTCCTCCATGGCTGCGGAAAGAAGAGTCGGGTCGGAGAAATCAAAACCTGTAAGACTAGAAAGCCAATCTTCAAAACTTGGGAATTTTTCAGGATGAGCATCAGCCTTCGCCATCGCCCAAACGAGTTGTAGTAGGGCAACGCTATCCAGCTTGGATGGGTCTGTTTTTATCGCTTCCATCTTCGTCAGATCACCAAGCAGGTCAGACCTGAATTCCTGCCTGTAATAAAGTAAGGCCAGAGGCGTTGCTCTGACCCGAACGGTTTGTTCACCGATATTTAACTCTTTCATAGGTCCTCCTTACGCGAATGATGGAAAATATACAGCGTTGAAGAACGCATTGTAAACCGCGGTATTTGCCGCAGAAAGTTCCATTGTACCTTTGACTACTTTTTTACCGCCAATTTCAATCGGGAATACGGTCAGATTCAGCACATCTGTATTAGGTTCAATAGATTCACCTTTTGTCTTTTCCTCTTTGGATGGTCGACTAGCTTGGCAGTCGTAATTAACAAAGCGTCGATTCTTTTCGTCGCCCTCTACCTCTCCTAATAGTGCGAACCGTTTAGGTATGCCATCTGCAATTTCGACGACCATCCCATTGTCATCGATTTCCCATCCAAGCATTTCAATAAGTATGATGTCCGGCACTAGGGCCAACTCTAGTTCGCCGGTATAACCATTATTGGACGTAATGACGAAGTATGGCATGTTGTCGGCATAGAAAGTTGACTCCTGCCCCTGCGCAGTCGGAGTCCATCGGACAGCTCCAGGGATAGCTATGGGTACGCCCCAACCGGTTGAGCCCGCAGTCACATTAGTTGATGCTCCAACAGTAACGCCAGTTGCCCCAGGAGTGAATGCGATCGCTAGTGTAGCATCGTTTGCCGCAACAACCTTAGCGGTTAAGGTAATAACCCCGCCGATCTGACTTGCTGCGAAATCTTCGCTGACCGCAGCGTTGTTGTTTAGTGTATTACA